TTAATAATTTGTCAAAGGCTTTTAAAAATGCTGTTTGTTGAGCTATACTCATTAAAAGTTTTTATATAGATCCAGAACTCTTTTTATATGATCTGGAAAAGCCACGTTATCACGTTGACTTGTGCTTGCAGTATTTTGTATACTTGCTCCGCCTAAAGTTCTTCTCTCTTTATGCTCATCTTTGAGATAATATGTAATTAAATCAAATATTGCTAGTTTTAAATCAGAAGGAGTAGAAGAGTATCCTGCTCTATACACTACTCTTACTGCGCCAACACCGTGCTTCCAATTAAGACGAGTGCCAGACTCATTTGTTCTAACAACACTATCGGTACGCGTATCGAGATAATACTCATACGCTGCCGTAGTACGTGTAGTATATGCTTGATCATATCCACTCCTTTCTCCAACAGATGAAACAGATATTACTGGGCTTTCAGTAAGTTGTACTGCATAAGTATCCCAATAAATATCAAAATCTTCAGTTTTATCTGAAGATACAAAATCCACAATGCTATTACCGCAATAGGTTTTTACTAATTGACTCACAGAAGGAATAAGCGAACTGATTCGTAAATCCTCTTTTGGACTTACAATTCCTTCCGCGTCTTTATAGTCTGCTAATGTAACTAAATCTGCCATAAGTAAATTAGTAAGAACCCGGGAGGGCCGAAGCCCTCCCAAGTTGCTGGGTAGTTATTACGCTACGAACTTGATCGCAACTGAAGGCTGGTCTGATCCAGAACCTGCTACGATTTCTTCGAATCCAAGTGATTGAGTAGCAACAATTACTCGTCGCTGGTTCATCACTTCGTAATCCTGCTCAACTTGTACACCACGGAGTCGTGGTACTACATAGTTTCTGGTGTAAACAGCATATGCTGCTTCGCTACCAGCAGTGTTGTCTGCAGGGAATTCTTCTGATACTACAACCGGAGAACCAAATACGGCTCCGATCGTACCAGTTACTCGTATCGCCAAATCTGATCCTACTTCATCCAGTGTCTGGAAGGCAGAATCTGACAACAGATCGTAATAGCTATTTGAGCTAACTATATAAGTTACATCTGCTGGGTTAAGGCCATACTTACCCATTTCCTTACGCATGTTAAGGAGGTTAGCTGCAGTTACTACGTCACCGTCTGAAATATCACGACGGCCGCCTACGTGTTCTGCTGCAAAGTCTGTTAAGCCAGAAGGCGCACTTGAATTACCATTCAAGATTGCATTTTCAACAGCACGTCCGTGTGCTCTTGCTACACCTTCGATAAGCATAGGCATCAAGTTGATGAGTACTTGCTCGTCGACTTCGTTGTCCATAAAGGTGCTTGAAATCAAACGATAAGCATTCAAGATGACTTGCTTAGGCTTGTAAGTGCTGTCTGATGCACCACGATTTTCTAAGTTACCGCTGGTAGCGTTGGTTGCGAAAGTCGCAGGCTCAACGTCTACGGAAATCGGTAGCACAGTCGCTGCACCGTTTACAGGGATTTCACGGAACAATGCCGCTACTTTCAGTTCGTTTTGAATTTCCTTCTCGATGAGAGAAGCAACTTCTTGGTCGATGTCAGCCGCGTTAGCAGTATAGTTAATACCTGCTTTTTCTTGGATGTCACGAGCATAGTCTGTGTCCCAACCCTTACGAGTCATTACACCGAGCATATGGGCATTCAAGAAATCTTGACCCCACTTGCTGATGTCAGACTTCTCTGCACGGTCAGCAAATACACGCTTTGACTCACGCATTTTAGCGATTTCGTCAGACTTCTCTTCCAACTCTTTCTTATACTTATTAAGAGTTTCTTCCATGTCAGCATTGCGAGCAGTAAGCTCTTTCTGAACATCTTCCATAAGCTTTTCAGTGCCTGACTCAACGCCAGTTACAACTGCTTGCTTAACTTCTTCTTCTTGAGCTGCTTTTTGCTCGGCTTCTGCCTGAGCTTTTTCAGCGGCCTCAAGAGCCGCAGCTTCGTCTGCAGCTTTTGCTTCGGCTTGCTTCATTGCAATTTTAGCAGCAGTTTCCTCTGCTACCTTCTTAGCAAATGCTTCCAAGTCGACTTCGGGAGTTTTTACCTCTTCCGACATTTTGATCTCCTTTTGAGCTTGCGCTCCGTCCAGTGTGTCACTAGCTACCGATAATTTATCATCTTTAGCCAGAGACTGACTGGCTAGATCTACACGATTGGTGAAAGTTTTCTTGAAGGCTTCGTACTCTTCAGAAGAGTCAAAAGACTTCGCCAGAGAGAAAGTAGCTGCTTGATTGCAAGGTACGGATACAACCGAAACTTCAAACAATTCAGCGTCCTTTATCTTATATCCGTCAGTTTCCGATAAGTAATCAGCGTCCTTGACCCGGAAACCAACAGAAAAGGCTCCAAGGACACCGTCTTTAACTAATTCGCATACGCCTTCTGGCGCAGACTTACTAATTTTTGCTTCTAGTTCAAGACCTTTTGGAGTTACTTTCAACCCCGTTGCTCGACCTATAGGCTTATTATAATCATGGTTGAAAAGAATAATTGGATTATTCTCAAAATTGTGAAGCCCACCTTTTGCCCATGCATCAGGAGAAATAGTATCTCCTGCACGATCAAAATCATTTGTGCTTGCCATTCCTCGAATCATCACACTTCCGTCTTCGACTTCGTGAGACTTAAAAGTAGAGGTTAGATTAAATATCTTATTCATCTTCTTCCTTTGGTTCTGATGCTTTAGCAAGGGCCTCTAAAGGATCAGGCTCGGCACTTTCAGCTTCTTCGACGGTGAAGGCTTCTCCAGCATTAACTGGATCTGACGCTACTTCGCCGTGTAGTTGTGCCCATACATCTGGATGGTCTTTTTCTATAAAGCCAACTAGTCGAGACCAGCTTCCAAACAGATTCATTAAGTTGCCAGATCTTACACCTGTAGGTCTAGCAATGCTATCAAACTCTTTCTTAGAAAGTACTTTACCTTCTTCTAACATAATCATTGCGGCTGCCTCTATTGCAACATCTCTTCGTCGTATGCTACCCATCGTTTTCTCCTTCTTCTGGTCTGCCACCTTCATCAGGATTTGCAGCACTTCCTGCAATGTTGGCAGGTGTTCTTATATCGTCTTGTCCCTCAATAGGATCAAAACCTAAATTCTCTCTTGCTTCATTGGGAGATATAATTCCTCCATTAACTAAAGCAGTATAATATTGAGATTGATCTCTCATCTCTGGCTGCAAAGCCGGAACTTCAGTTACGTCTTCTTTTAGTTCAAATCCAAAGTACCTTTCAAATGCATAATGTAGTTTCTTAACTATAGGTAATACAGTCTCTAAATAATACATTCTCATATTTGGACGAATGTTTGCGTTATTACCTGAGTCAAGAAGTATTGGTGGTATTCCTAACGCCTTTAAAATAATTTTTTCATTTTCATGTATTGCTGCTTGAAAATCTAGTTCCCTAAAATTTGTGTTTGAGATACTATCTATCTCAATACCTCCGTCCAATATTAAAGGACGTCTACCACCTGAATCTGGTCGATAACGAAGCGACCAGGATTGTATCATTCGCTCTTTTATCTTTTCACTAAGTGTATTAGGACTTTTAAGTACTAATCCTGGTACAGCTCCATTTTTGAAAAAGTTATCTTGAAACTGTCTCATATTCTGCATTAGAATCATAGTTCTAAGTGCAGGCTTTAATCGAGATATACCTCGATAAATTGAGTAAAAAGAATTATCTTTGATGTGAATTATTTCGGAGGGACTATAATCTACTGTCTCGTTAAAAGTAAATTTATCAATATAAGAAGTCTTACTTGCATGAATATTTACTTTATTTGCAGGAAGATGATATAAGTGAACCCCATCAAAATAAACAAATATGTTTCCATCAATCAGATAATCAGTAAGTAGATTTCTTTTAAACGTACTAATATCTTGAAAAGGATTAGGTTCTTTATTTAGAAGTAATCGTACTTTGGATCTTTTTACTCCTTTTACAATATTTTGTAAGCCTTGTATCTGTTCGCCTACAGTAGTTTTAATTTCGGAGGCATCATCTACAATTAGATTTACGCCTCTATTTACAATTTCTATATCCTCGTATGCTTTTTCATACTTGAGGGTAAACTCCCTAGAGGGAGCAGTTTTATGATCGTAGTACTGTTGTGCAGGGTTCAGCTTTTCTTCAACTTCTGGCTGTTGTCCTGCTTCTCGTCCTAATAGTCGATCATACCATGCCATGTTTTTCTCTTTGAATCTCTACCCAGTTTTCTTGCTTTTTAGCAGTTGTCAAAGCTGGATCTCTCCCATACACCTTATGAAGTTTTAAGTGGTGTGCATGGCATAATGTGACTGTATGCTCATACAATTCAGCCCAGTGCTCTTGTATGAAGTCTTCCCGAAAAGATAAAATGTTTTCCGGAAGTAACTTGTTCTTTTTTACATAATTATGTACTAACGGACTTAATGAATAAAAATGGTGAAAGTCAAGTTCCGTTTTTTCTCCACAAATATAACACTCTGTGCCTTTTTCATATTTGTTTTTTGCTTTATCTCTTATGTATTTTACGATGTCTCTTTTTAAATCCATTTTCGAATACCAGAATTATAGCGAAAGTGAGGTATCATGTCAAACATTATTTTTGATGTGGTATCTCTAGAAGCCGCTGTTTGATGTTTCAAACGAATACAATGCATACCGCAGTGCATCCGCCATATGTGACGCACGATTGTGCTTTGGTTTCTCTTTTAAAAGGTTTGGATTTGGATCCCATTGGTACTGATCCAAGGATTGAAGGGTTTCTTTGCAAAACTGATCAACAAGTAATTTATCATTATCTACAATTGCTTGCACATGAGAAATACCGTCTAAGATAGATTTCTTTGCATTTACAGTAGTAATATCATAGTTTTGTGCAAAGTCAAAACGTGTTTGTTGAGCGGCAGAGTCAATGTATATGTAATCAATATCCCACTTATCTATCAGCTCTCGTATTTCTGTGGCGTGTTGTTCTGTGGTTCTTTCTGCATCGAGGTATTCGTCGAGGAGGTAATATTTTTCTTCATCCCAAGAATAAGCAATAACGCAAAAAGCAGTAGGATCGCGATACCCAACATCAAGTCCCGCAAAAACATCCATTCCCGACGTATCGATATCATTAAAAGAACCTACGCATTCGTCGAACTTGAAGTTCCAGACTTGTCCTTCATAGGTATTAAAGTCCGCCTCATACTCTTGCCGAAACTCAGCTTCGGACATACTTTTTCTAGCCTCCTGAATATCCGTTTCAGACATTCTAGGATTAGAGCGATAACTCGCTTTAATAGAGACCCATTCTGTAAAATCATCCGTAAATCCCCTGTCGAAAAACTCGGCAAACCAGTTATTTCTTCCACGAGGTGTTGAGATAAATATAGCTTTGGAATTATCTTTATCAAGAGTTGGCCGCAGAGCTACGTTAAAAGCATCTTTACCGTCGGCAAGTGCGGCCTCATCAAAGATTATCAAATCATAAGATCTACCAACGCATGAATCTACCTGATTTACAGAACCCATACGTATAGTAGAACCATTTGAAATCTCTATCACTTTATCTTTTGCGTTATCCCTAACTACTTCTAGATCAAAGTGTTTAATGAGTGTTCTCTGCAGATCAAAAGAGATCTGCGAGAGAGCATAGTTCGGAGACATAATTAAAATATTCGACGAAGGAACCAGTGAAACGAGTTGTCCAATTATATTGGCTATGTATGTCTTTCCTTGCCTTCGTGAGATTGCCGCGCAGACAAATCTATATTTTGGATTATTAATAGCATTTATAATTGCTACCTGAGAAGGTAAAGGTGTAATTCCTAGTAGCTCCATATAAGGCTCTACTGGGAGTTTTAAAAATTTATCTTCTGCTGAATAATCACAGATATATTCTGATAATATATCTTTGCGGCTGATCTCTATTGACATTTAGTCTTGTCCCATTGAACGTGTTTTGCTATACTTTCTACAATACTCTAACTCTGTTAGATTTTCTTCTTCCTCTTTTGGAGGTCGAATACTCTTTTTATATTCTTCTACGAATTCGAGTATTTTCTCAATCTTGGATTTTTCTGGAGACGCCATAATACCACCCCTGTAGTAGTTTTACCGCGACAGTATTCCACCAGAAGAAGGTTCGATGAAAAACGTATCCTCTGCCCTCGAGAAAAGTTTTCTCACACCACTTCTTTTGAATATTGTCGAGGTAAAGTTCACGATGCCGAAGAACTGCATGTCCCTCGCCCTTTACTTGACAATAACAAATTTTATATTTGCCGATTATAAGATTCCAAAACATTTTTATATAACTTCTACCAGAAACTTCATATAAATACGTCAAAGAATAATCCTCACAATCGCCTTCAAAAGGAAGTTGTTTCATCACATACCAAGCATCCCTTTTTCCGTATGCATTCTTATCGTATACATATTGAAAATTTTTATTTAGATGTTCTAAAATTACTTTCTGCTCATCCATGCTGATACCCCCATATATGCTCCAACAACACCTGCTTGGGCTATATAAAATAACCCTAGTAAGTCAGCTAATGCTGACACTCGACTTTCAGAAACAAAAGGAGTAAATAATGCCATACTAAACACTATCATAGATCCCATTGCCACCCAAGCCATTCTTTTTTGCGCTTCGGACTTTTCCTCTCGAAGCTCAATCTCAAGCATATCTTGAGATCGTTTTATTTCTTCGTCTGAAACTGTACCGTCTCCATCTAAATCAAATTCATCATAGTGTGAATTATGTTGTAACTTTTTTACCATTTAACTTTATTTGCCCAGTAAGCAGCTGACATCTTACCCTTGGCTATATTCTTACGATGACGAGCTTTAAATGACGCTCGCTTTCGCTTCATGGCCTGACTTTCTCCTTTCTTTGGTTTACCGGCAGTCTTTGCTCCTTGCTGTCCAAATCGAATTGTCTTTATTTTATGTCCAACTTTTGCCACCACTATATGAGACTTCTTAGGATGGCCCGGAGTTCTTTTTGGTTTATTATAACCTCTAACGCCGGCTCTTTTTAGTAGACTTCTTCCTCTTTTTGCGTGTGGCATTTTTATATCCTGAAGCGTAGATTGCTCTACCTTGCTTTTCTGCATCTGACTTTTTCTTATAAACTTTGCCGGAGCTTCCCCATCTATAACCGCCTTTTACTTTTCTTACGGGCACGTTTCTTTCTCCGTTTTCTCTTCCTTGCTATCTGCTGACGAAAGGAAGCGGGTGCACTAACACCCGCCATTAGCCTTTTCTCTTCTGCCTTCTACGTTTTTTCGCAAAAGTTCTAACATTGGTGGGCTTTCCTCCAACTCCCTGCTTTACTGCTCTTTTTCTACGAATTGCAGATTTTCGTTGAGCAGGAGTCATACGAGCAGCTTTAGCTGCAGGAACACACTTAGGGTACTTTTTCTTACCAGCTTTAGTACGGCCACATTTCTCAAAACCACCGCCTTTTTTGGGCCTTGAAATATCTACCCAGTTTTCACCAAACCATTTAGTTAAGCTCACGGCTTATCTCCTTGAAGGTCACTTTTTCCGCTTGCCTTTCTTGCGCTTTTTCTTGCTATGAGCAGAGTCTTTCATAAGTCTGCCCCCAGGCATAAAGTGGTAGCCTTTTGGAGCTTTTTTACCACGATATGTTTTGCGCATTATTTTTTACCTCGCTGCTTTTTGAGTATTGCTGCTCTTAAAGCGGGTGGAAGTTTTTTCTGCTTGGCCG